AATAACACCATTTACATCCAGCTTGTAAGCAGGCGAACTCGTCCCAATACCCAGACCTGTGGAGGTCAGGCGCATTTGTTCGGAGCCGTCAACAGACCACACACTGACTCCAGTTCCGGTGATGCTGTATCTCTCTGCTGGCGTCCCGTTACCTGTGTAAAACTTAATCAGATTTGCTGCGCTAGTGCGCGGCATAAGAATCAAATCGCCGTTGTTTGAACCGGGGAACGTGGAGGTAGAAACCGCAATGTACGCAGCGGTTTGGCTTGTCGGAACTGCCGTTAGTTCTTGAACTCGAATTGGGATGCCATTTGCGCCAGTTTGTGCAAACGTAGTCCCATCAAACGTCAGCGCACTCCCCGTGGTCAGCACCTTGCTGCCGTTGAGGTAGGCCACGCCGTTGGCTGTGCCAGGCGTAATTGTTGGGCTGACATTGGCGAATGTGGTTGCACCGTTGATCGTCACAGCATCGCCTGATGCATCGCCCAGTGTCGTGTTGCCAGTAGATGAGAGAGTCGTAAACGCACCGCTATCAGGCGTCGTTGCGCCAATCGCAGTCGCATCGATTGTGCTGGCAGAGCCAGTCACCACCAAGGTGCCGGCCACGTTCAAAGTCTTGCCAGCACCGACATTCAGGCCGACGCTGGTGCCTGTTCCGTTGGCCGTGAACAGGGCATCAATCGTGTCCAGGTCGGTGTTGAGTTTCGTGCCCCAGGTGTCCGTTGAGGCACCTACCTCGGGTTTGGTCAGGAGCAGGTTTGTCGTCGTGGAATCGGCCATGTTTCACCTCATGCGGCAATTTGCCAGGTTTCGGAGTTTTCAGAAATCGGAGTCCAAGTCTCGGGAGTGTCGCTCTGCGCGGCCCAGCTTGTCGATGCATCAGAAACCGCAGTCCAGACCTCTGATGTGTCTGGGATGCTTGTCCATGTTTCCGGCGTGTCGGATTCTGGTGTCCATTTTAGGGTAGCAGAGACACTCATGCCAGAGGTACATTCAATCGCAATCAGACCACGCTGCACACGCACAGCAGATGCCGCCATGCTTGACTCGGCGTTGATCGTTACCGACTGGTTTACCACCACGCTGGTGCTGACCGTCATCTCGGCCCATGCGTCGATGACGATGTTTATCAGCGGCACCCTGACGGCGTTGACCGTCATTAAACTTTCGTCATTGACAGCAAAGCTGGCCGTCAAATAAACAACCGCAGAAACGCTTACGCTTGACTCACTTGATGCAGTAAACGCACCGCTGACATATCGAACAGCATCGACAGAAAAATCTGAGGCGCAAACCACTGACAAGTTTGCTATTGCCAAGCGTTGCGCCGCGAAAGAAACAGCAGACGAACTTGATATTTCTACTGCTGCATTCTTTAATACATTGGCCGCTATAGCTAACGAAGACGTTGGCTTACGCCGACTGATGAACTTGACTCAGAATTAAATGCTGCAACAGCAATACGCTGCGCTGCTACAGATACAGAAGACGCAGCAGATATGGCAATTGAGGTGCTGCTAACAACATTTGCAGCAATTGCAAGCGAAGAACTTGAGGAAGCAGTGAACGCTGCAAAAGCATAGCGTACTGCGCTTACGCTTAGAGTCGATTCAGAAGACGCCGTGAACGCTGCGACTGCGTAGCGCACTGCGCTTACGCTTAAAGTCGATTCAGAAGACGCAGTGAACGCTGCGACTGCATAGCGTACTGCGCTTACGCTTAAAGTCGATTCAGAAGACGCAGTGAACGCTGCGACTGCATAGCGTACTGCGCTTACGCTTAAAGTTGATTCAGAAGACGCAGTGAACGCTGCAACAGCGTAGCGTACTGCGCTTACGCTTAAAGTTGATTCAGAAGACGCAGTGAACGCTGCAACAGCGTAGCGTACTGCGCTAACACTTAAAGTCGATGCAGAAGATGCAGTAAACGATGCAACAGCGTAGCGCACTGCGCTTGCGCTTAGAGCCGACTCTGATGATACCGTGAACGCCGCAAAAGCATAGCGGACTGCGCTAACACTTAAAGTCGATGCAGAAGATGCAGTAAACGATGCAACTGCATAGCGGAGCGCATTAACAGAGACAGACGATTCTGCTGTGACACTCAATGATGCTAAGACTATCCGTCTTGCATCAAAAGAAACTGTTGATGATGCGGAAATGTTTACGGCGGCGAGGGTAATCCCATAAGAGTAATTACCCAGCCCATATGGGCCGCCGCCATAAGCCGCCATGATTAAGTCAAGGTTACATCAAGGTCGCCAGCAGGAATACGCAAGACATCGCCATTGTTGATCGTGCGAGATGTCGTAAGTGGCGCCCACGCCAGCAGATTGCCGGTAGTGAGAGCGTCAAAGATGCCAGCGTGCGTGATCGTGCCCCAGTTCCCTCCAGAAGCAGCAGCAAACTCGATGGCAGCAGAGTTCGTCGCGGTCGTTGGCGATGTGCCAGAGACTGTGATCGTGCCTGTTGCGGCGCGCGCATAACCATTGCCGCTGACCTCGGTGCCGCCACCCGTATCGCTCGGTGCGGCAGTGAAAAGACCAACATACCAAGCTGTTGGCCGGGTTGCCGTGTTTGTGGTCAAGAGAAAATTAAGAACCAGATTCTCTGTGTAGTCGGTAAACGATGACATTGAAAAGACTCCTTTTATCCAAAAGTTTTAGATCGCATCATGATAACCCCTCCAGATGTCGCACCGCGATCATCAGCGATCTGAAGATCATCAAGTCCGCGCTGATACAGCGAAGACCATACAGTGATTCTGGCATCATCCTTCAAATAAGGCGAGGCTTGTAACAGAGCGCCGTAAAGGTAAACGTCAGGCGCTTGAGTCAAAAGCCAGTTTGTCGCAGTGCCACTTGATAGCTTGCTCAATTTGGCGTAATAGATCAATTCTGCGGTGTAGGTCGAGTCCGGCACAGGCAGCACGCGGATCTGACCACCAACAATGCTGAAATTCTTAGGCTTGCCTGGCGAGATGTACATCGTCGCCTTCATCTGATCCAAGGCGTCAATAGACTCAAAGGCCAGAGCAGTCACCGGCGAGGTGTTGAGTTTGATCGACTTTGTTTCTAGGAAGTCAGCAGGCACCGCGCTGTACTCTGTATCGATTGATGCAGTGGCTCGCACAATCATCTGCCGCGTGCGCAGCGTCCTCTCAATCTGCGCCTCTGCCAGAGAGATGAAATCAGGCACCACAGCCGTCAAGTCGGTGCGGTTTAGCCAATCAGCAACCGAGGTCTTCAACTCGTTGTAGGTGGTCAGCGCCATCAGGTCACCTTCTCTTTCTCTAGGTCTTTAATAGCCCAGGTGTGGTCATGCCTAAACTCGAACATCCCAATGTGACCAATCTCTTTAGACACATCGTGGTCAATCCAGATTTTAAGTCCAGCATCCCGCGCTTTCCTACAGAAGTAAACGTCTTCACCGATGTAGCCGCGCTTATCGTGCCGCCAAGGCGTCTCGTACCACGGCTCGGCCAATGCCTTAAAGACGCTTGACTTAATCATCATCACGCCCATGCCGACAGAATGCACCTCCTGCAAGCCTTTGCTCTCTGGCATAGACCACACCAACTCGCGCTCTCCGTCAGGCTTGTAGACCTGAGCCGTCGGCCCGGTTGGCATACGCCTGCGAGCGCAGTTGGTCGCCACGATGTCCAGATCATGCGCCAATAGCCGCGAGATCAAGTCCTGCGGGAATCGCATATCGGAGTCAATAAAAAGGATGTGCGAGCATCCCTCGCGCATAGCGTCCAGCGTCAACTCGGCTCGCTGGTTGGCGATCAGTGTGCCCTCGCTAATCTTGAGCGATACAGCGTCGTTTGTGTTGAGGGTGTGATAACACACCATGTTGACCAGATCGTAGGTGAACATGGTATGAACCATGTCACGCGCTGGCGTGCAAACCGCAATGTAGTTGGGCGTCATACTTTCCCCGGCCTCGTGCGAAAGTGAACATTGGCGCTGTCGTTGAGCCAGCGTTTCATGTACGCTTCATCGTCGAGCTTGCCCTCGGCCTTCATCTGGTAATACACGCTTAGAGGAATGGATGCGACACGCGACCACTCGCCCCATCGTGCGCGCTCATCAACCTGATTGAATTCGTCCTTGTTCTCCTCGATGATGGCCGTCACATCCTGCTGTGTCTGGATGGTCGCCTCATCTTTTTCTGCGTCGTAGTGCCATGTGCGAGTGATCCCGAGTTCCGGGTTCACATCAAATAGTTTTTTGTCTGTCATCTTAAAAGGAGCCGGATTTCTCCGGCCCCTCCCCTTCAATTACGAAGTCACAAGGTCTGCTGCCAGACCATGCGCGTTCTCTGCTGTCACCTTCAGACCCCACTCGACGATCATTTATGTTGAACAAGGCTCGTTATTTCCTTGTTTCCCTTTCGGGACTGTATATTTCTATACAGATCAGACTATCTCATCACCCTCATTTGAGGGGCTAGGCACTTCGGATCACTTGATCCTATGGGATTGCTCCCTAGTCGTTGAACCTTCACCTTTTCGGGTGCTTGGCTGCTGATTGCCCAATCCTCTGTCTTTTCAAACCTTCGCGCTTATCGTTTCCAATTACGCTGTGGTGTCAGAGGCTCTAAGGGGTTCCCAGCAATTCACCTAGTTTTCAGTGCAAATTACTTTGCAATGGCTCTTATCAAGTTAAAGCATACGCTTCTCAGCGTCACCTGTCTTAGCGAGTTCGACCTGCTGGTACGGACGCAGCACAACCATCTTCGCGTAATCGGGGTCCAAGACCCATGCATCACGCTCGCGCTGGAAGCGATTGGGGACCACTTGCACGTTGCCGAAGTCAGACACATAGATATCAGCCGCACCGATGATGGTGGCAGGACGCGCACCGCCGTCGATGTTGAACCGCGAAGAAGCGATGCCAGCAAAGCCGGACACGCGCTGCTTGTTGATCGGGCCAGTCATCAGGATCTTCGGATTGCCACCCTGAGTCCACACCTTCTGGATCACATTCTTGAGAATGGTTTCAGTGAAGGTGCGCACGGTCCCGTCAGTACGGCCCAGCGTAGGCAGGGTCGTATAGGACGGGTTGCCGCCGTTGGTGGTGTCATAGTCCACGTTGGTCTTGACGAAGGCGCCCAGAGAAGCAGTCGTGCGAGCAGCGGTGGTGCTGCCGCTGGTGGTGCCAGCGTTGTTGAGCATCGCAAACTCTTGGTCACGCTTCAACTCGGCACTGCGCTTGGCGATCTGATACGCCACCTCAGAGCGACGGCCAGCCTTGTTCACAACCTCTTCGGTCTGAGACAAGATGATCGTCTTGCGTGAGATTTGCGCATAGTTCTGCACTCGCACAGTAGCAGTCACCGCGTCAAACGAAGTGACGTCATCGCCCTCAAGCTGGGCATTAGCAGCAGCAGCGGCTAGAGTATCTGTTTGAAATTCAAACAAAGTGTTGGACACATTCTCTTTGCCGATGTTGCTCATGAACGGAGTTTCCTCCGGCGCAATGTTCGTAATGACATTGCTCAGATCTTCACGAATACCCTTTGCAGAGTAAGTCGTGAACGTATTGGTCACGATAGCCATTTTTTCACCTCAATAGAAGTTCAATTGCGGAAGCCGCGTCGTCGACGCGACCGGTTTTTGCAAGACGCTGTTTTGCGCGAACCGCATCGCTCATCTGTGAAACCCTCCCCGCTGCACCAGGCTTGGCAGGTTTGGGTCCGTTGTTGGTCACCGGCTTGATGCCTTGGCGCTTGGCCTGCATCTGGTCATACAGCGCCGCCTTGCGCAGCGCCAAAACCACACGGTGGTCGTAAATGTTGCCAAGCTCTTGCGGTGTAAATCCCATTTTTTGACCAAACTCGATCAACATGGCTTTCTCTGCCTTGGCCTTGGCAGGATCTTTCCATGTCGGGATTGCCTCGAGCAGCGCCTGCGACTCCTTGACCTTGTGGGTCTGGAGCTTTTGCATCTGCTCTTGCTGCGAGATCTCGGCCAGCCGCTGCTGTTCGGCCTGAATAGCCGCAGCCTTTTCCCGGTTCTCTCGCATCACCTCACGCTGCCGCACATACTCAATGGGATCTTCTTGATAGAGTCGATCCCAATCAATCTGTGGTTCAGCAGCCGCCTTCACTTGCT